AAGGAATCTTTGTCGAATACAGTACCACCAGTTAATGTAGCGATGTCTTCTAGTATCAACTTTCTACGGTCGCCGAAGTCAGGTGCTTTAACAGCAACTACTTTTAACGTACCACGCATTTTGTTTACGATTAATGTAGCTAATGCTTCACCGTCGATGTCTTCAGCAATGATAAGTAACGATTTTCCAGTACGAGCTACACCGTCTAAGATAGGTAGTAATTCTTTCACTTGTGTGAATCTATGGTCAGCAATTAACACTAACGCGTCAGTTAATACAGCTGACATGTTGTTGTTGTTGGTAACGAAATATGGTGACTTGTAGCCACGGTCAAATTGCATACCTTCAACTACTTCCAAGTATGTTTCGCCAGTGCGAGATTCCTCAATGTGTACTACACCTTCACGACCCACTTTTTCCATTGCTCTTGCGATTAATTTCCCTGTTTCTGGGTCATTGTTTGCAGAGATAGATGCGATTTGCTCTAGCTGTTCTTCGGATGTGATTTTTTCGGATGAATGTTTAAGTGATTCGATTACTTGCTTAACTGCTGCATCGATTCCACGTTTGATTTCAACTGCGTTTCCACCTTCGTTTAAGCGCTGCAAACCTTGCTTAACGATTTCACGAGCTAATAATGTTGATGTAGTTGTACCGTCACCTGCATTGTCTGCTGTTTTGATTGCGGCTTGCTTGATCATTTGCGCACCCAAGTTCTCAATTGGGTCTTCCAATTCCGAAATGTGTTTCGCGATGGATACACCATCTTTTGTGGATACAGCTACTCCTTCGTGGAAATATACTGTGTTTCTACCTTGCGGTCCTAAACTGGATACTACTGCGTCTGCTAATGTATCGATTCCGTTTGCTAATTTTTTACGTGCCTCAGCACCTAGTTTGATTTGTTTGCTCATATAACTTTATTTGATTTTGGATAGAACTGTTTTCTCGTTGCCAATGAAGTACTCGTCTCCATCGTGTTCAATTTTAGTGAATCCTTGTGTTGGTAAAATTACCACGTCGCCTACTTTTAGTACCGTTTCTACGAATGTTCCAGTTACGGTGTGTGAACCAGGTCCAACTGCTACTACTGTTCCTTTTGGGTTTCTATCTTTACCAGCGTCTGGTACTACGATAGATCCATACATTGTTTCCTCTGTTTCTAGTGGTTTAACTATAACCGCGTCGAATAGAGGTTCGAAAATTGTTTCGTTGCTCATATTTCTACTTTGTTTAATAAATTATTGATTCCGTCTTTTACTGCATTCCATGTGTCTATATATTCCTTGATGGATGAATAATGGCCTTTGTTTACATAGAATTTTTGTTTTGCGATCGCGTTTAACGCGTTTTTGAAGTTACTGTAGGAGCACCTCTAAATCCACGTTTAACGGTGGTTTTTTCAATTACAGTGAAGTTTGAATTGTCCTTTGAAATGTAAAATGGATCCATTGCAGGATCAGTAATGATACACACGTTTGATTGAGTGTCTACAGTGTTTGTGTCGCGGGCCGGACGCCCTTTGCGTTTAGTTGTTGTTTCTACCATAACTATATTTTAAATTATAACTGAATATACGAAAACTGATTGGCTGAGCCAAGTTTATTTGATTATACGTATTAAAAGGATGTTTGTTCTTTACGAATTAAATAATATTCGCTGGATGAATCCGATGTTTTGAATTCGAGTTTCATTAAACCGCGATAGCTAAGGTATAGCTTACCACTGTCCATGTCCTTGTTTGCGTTTAATATGTTACGGAATGCATCCGAATTGAATGGTATGGATATGTCTGCTGGGTTTATTTCAGCATATACTTGGTACGTGATTTTGTTGTTGTGGCCGTTCTCGTCGCCAAATGTGAATAGAATAACATCGTCGTCGTTTAAGTCTTTACCCGTGGATATTAACATATTGTTTACGTCGCCTAAAGCACCCTTTGCTTTTACTAGGTTCACGAGGTCTTCTTTCTCTAGGGTAGCTGTCGCGTCCCATTCTGGTGCGTTTACAGCACCAACTTTGCCTATGAGTAGCGGGTCTGCTAGTGCATACGTTAAATTGAATGCATTGTCCGCAATGTGTAGTTTAGTGTATACGGATTTGTTTTTTTCCAGTGTGAGCATTAAGTCACCACCACATATGTTGATTAAACCGAGTAGTTTTTTCGTGTCGAATATAGCTAAATCACTGTCCTCAATGTCAATGTTGTTGTGTGTGACGCGGCCAATTACTTCCTTGCTTAGTGACATAAAGTCAATGGATAGTTGTTTGTCGCGGGTAACCCATTTGACTGATTCGATTTCGCCTAAATGGTATTTGTCTATAACGGATTTAAGTACTAACCTGTTGATCATATAACTTTAATTTATGTTGAATATACGAAATAAATAGTGTGTATCCTAGCCAAAGGTGAAGAAATCATCAACGAATGTATTCATCCGTAACTCCCACCCAATGTCTGAATATAGTGTTTGTAGTTTGTTGCGCATGATTGAATCGAATAGTCCTTCGCGGTCAATGTATTTGTTTATGATTTCGGTGATTTCGGGTAAATCATTGTAGCCGTTAAATCCAATTACGTCGATCTTGTATGGGTTTGGTTTGAGTTGCGCGTAGTACATTTTGTCCCCAAGCGAAAATTCAGGGTATTTTGCGGATTGTTTCTTGAACCGAATGAAATCGTTTGCAATGATGGCTGCTTTAGTGTTAACGGGACATTTTTTCTTAAGTGTCGAGAATAACTCACCTGGCATAGGTGCACGCTCAATGTACTCGCCTAGTTTTTTAAGGCCGGTTGGTTTGAGTAAGTGTTTCCAGTCTATGGTGTTGAGTGATGCTTTAAATTCAAGTACATCTTTGTCTATGTCTGCTTTAGATTTACCGAACAATATGTCCTTGATTACCTTCTCGCCAAAGTTACGGAATAGGGGAGGGAAGTTTGATTTGATCAAATCCAAACCTTTAGTGTCTAGCTCCTCTACCTTAACACCCTCTTTGTCTATTATGTACTGGGCATACCTGCGTTTACCCGACCAATATACTCGTTTAATTATGTATTCTGGTTTAAGGTCTAGGTAGTGTTGTGTTGAGTTGAAGCATCTGGATGCTATGTTGTTTTGGAAATCATTGAGTTTGTCTCCTATGGATAATTGCAATTTTTTTACTTCCTCGATTATTACATCGTCTGGGGTGTTGTCGTAGTCTGGGAGTCTTTTTCTGAGTATGGCTTCCAATCCTATGATGAGTGAATCTGTGTCGCTGCCTCGCACATGGGAGTTTAGTTCTTCTACGTTAAATTTCATATAACTATATTTTTTAATATTTTATCTATATCATTGAATTGCATATATGATATGCGAATTAAATTGATTTTGTTTTGAGTACAAAAATTATTTTTTACCTGGTCCAAGAATTGAGATTTTTCAAATGATTCAACACCACCAAAAAATTTTACAGGTTTAAAATGCAATTCACCATCAAATTCAATACATAAGTTCAAATGGGGAATATAAAAATCAAACCGCAAAACAGCATTAGTGTGGGGATTTCTACAACCGTCAAATGTTTTTTGAGTAATATACGAAATATTATTCGATTTTAAAAATAACTCTACAGATTCTTCCCCTTTACTCCAATTACATTTGGGGCATCTTTGTCCCTGCAAGTGATTGGACAACTGTTGATTAAACCACCCGTGTTGAGGACATTTAATTCTAAATGAATTATCGAAATGTCCCACATATGAATCCCAATCGTATTCGTATTCTAAACCAAATTGTTTTACTTTTTCTTTATATACATCTAAATGTATAGGTTTACGATGGGATTTACATTTAGGGCAACCTTGTTTACCGTGGATATGATTCGTCCAGAGCATATTAAACACACCATGTTGACTACAGGAGATGGGAACTTTGTCCATAGTTTGGAAATCAGAAGTAATCAGTGAATAATCATATATACCACCATGTATTTTTTTTGCTGTTTCAACTTTTTCTGTAAACGTGTGGTATTTCCCCACACATTTAGGACACTTGGATTTTTTAGCAATGTGATTATCCAATGATACCTCCCACATACCGTGAGTGGGACATACTATTGGGTATTTTACCATTACACCTTTATATTCAGTGATCAATGAATAGTCGTATTTGTCCCCGTGAACAGTTATAGATTTTTGGATGGCTTCTTCTAGTGTAAGTCGTTTTCCCATATGTTGCGTTTTAATGTCTCGTACGGTTATACATATGGTGGAATATACTACAAGTATTCACTTTCGATAAGTTTATTCGCATATCTTATGGTTTCCTGTATGGAACGTTGACCAAATGTGGTTATGGCTGAAGAACACATTTTGTATCCGTCAGTATATCGCCATGAATTAATACTGAAGCACCCATATACACTGTTTAATAGGATTTTGATTGAGTGTTGTTTTTGGTTGTATAGTTTACCCTTCTCAATATCGCCAGAATTATATGCTTCCTTCATTATTTTCTTATATTCTTGTCTGAGTCTAAACCAGTCCGTTAAGAGTTCAGCTACAATGCTAGGTTTATCAGTAGAGAACATGACACCATTAGCCGATATGGTCCAGTTGTTTTTGTCTATAAGTGCAAGTAAATCTTTAACGGCAATTTTACCTTGTTTAAGGGTATAGTTTTTACGGTTAAGTTTTTCAACGGTTAATATTTTTTCAGGGTCTTCTTCTTTCAACTCCTCATAACTACACCAACAGTTGTAGTTTGGGTTTTCAACTACAATCCTGCCCTTAATGGTTTCGATGCCTAAATTAAGTGAACGAATTATAGAAGGGTATAGCGAAGCGTAATCCGCATTTATTAACCAACTATGGAGTCCCACCATTGGTGGAAGTAAATACCCACCAGCATATCCTTCTTTTTTTCTAACAGTATGAAGTTTACGTTGTGTGAATGCACCTGAAATAGTTTTGACTATAACACTATGTCCTTCAATGCTGTGGATATGTCCTTCAATTGTAGGAGTGCCCCGTTGATGTACAATTAGATCACCTACCTCTATTTCACGTATACTTGGATTAGTTGTAGTTGGTTTATTAGGGGACACAATGTTTTTCCTTTTTAGATATGTTAATATTGCTCCTTCATTCAATATGGTATTAAAATATATAGATTCATAAGGCGTATGACACAAATGTGAAATTAATATGGTTAACTCGATGAATTTCAACTTGTCTTCCAACGCTTCCAGTATTTCAACATCGCGAATGTTGTAGTCTATGTATGTGTTTGGATCCTCACGGAACAATGTGTCCAGGTTACCGTTGTACTCAATTTTGCCTAGTTTAGCGTATTTGGTGCCTATGTCGCCCAATTTGTACGACGGTTCCTCCTTCATGATGTACTTCTTAAGTAGCAACATGAAGTCCAAACAGTTAACTAGACCAATTTTAATTGGTGAGTTTGGGTTGTTTGGGTTCTCGTCGATTTTGCCAACTGGGGATAAACGATATACTTCGTCACCTAAACGTTTCTTAATACGGTAGTATAGGTATGGCATATCGAAGAAATCACTGTTGAATCCAACGCAAATGGTCGGGTCCATTTGTTCCCACTTGTTTAGGAATTTACGTAGCAACGTATTTTCGTCAATGCATGGTACAACGGATTTACCA